TTGAAGTTACAAATGAAGAACGCCGTATTATTAGTGGTGCTATTATGTTGGCTGATACTCCTATTTTCCGCAGCGATTCTACTTACGGCGATTATTATGTTGCATTTAGCGCGGATACTATTCTTAAGATTGTACAAAAGTTTTTTAAAAAAGGATTCCAAAGCAATGTCAATTTAATGCACGATTCTAACCATCAATTCGAGGGGGTTACCTTATTTGAGAGTTTCATTTCCGATCCTTCGCGCGGCATTATGCCAATGAAAGGGTTTGAAGATGCGCCTGTTGGTAGTTGGTTTGGATCTATGATAGTAGACAATGATCAGGCTTGGTCTAAGGTTAAAAGCGGGGATATTGCAGGCTTCAGCGTAGAGGGATTATTTAACTACAAACCAAAGGAAGTAAATAAGATTGCATCAATGGTAGATGAGATTCAAAAAATATTATCACAGGTTAAGTGATAAACATTTTATTTTTTAACTATATAATAAAAAAAGTATGAACGCACAGGAAGCGATTTTAAAAATTAAGGCATTGTTTGAGGACAATGTTGCGCCTGTTGAGGAAGTGCAAGCTGAAGAAACTAAAGTTGAAGAAACTAAAGTTGAGATGGCTGAATATTCTTTAATGGACGGAACTAAGGTTGAGATTTCAGCTTTAGAGATTGGCGGTTTAGTTACTATTGAAGGACAACCCGCACCCGCAGGGGATCACGAATTAATGGATGGCACTGAAATTACATTAGACGAAAGCGGTAAAATTATCGAGATCGAAACTAAGGTAGAAGAAGTAACGCCAGAAGTTGATACAGAACTTGGGGATAAGAAAGATTACGAAGAAAAGATGGCTGAATTATCAGAGCAATTTGCGGCAAAATTTGCTGAATTGATCGAAGCTAAGAACGCATCTGATCTAAAAGTTTTGGAATTAGAATCTAAGGTTAAGCAAGGATTTGCACAAGTAGCTGAATTAATCGAAGCACTTTCAAATACTCCAAGCGAAGATCCAATTCAAAAACCAAATAGCTTCAATTCATTTATTAAAACAAATGATATTAAAGAAGCAAGATTAAACAAATATAGAAACGCAATTTTAAACACTAAAAATTAATAAAAATGGCATTTAACGTAGACGCATTAGCTGCATATACAGAGCAAAATGAAGCCTTATTGGTTACTGATTCTGTATTGGGCGCAAAGACTGCATCTTTAATCAAGAGTGCAGGCAACGTGATGGTTGGCGTAAAGAGCGCTGAAACTATCAACATTATGGATACAGACGCAATTTTCCAAGCGGGTGGAAGTTGTGGATTTACTGCATCTGGTTCTACTACTTTTACTCAAAGAACAGTAACAGTTGGTAAGATCAAAGTAAACGAGGCTCTATGTCCTAAAGACTTAGAATCTAAGTACTTACAAAAAGCATTACCTACGGGTTCAATGTACGATTCAATTCCTTTCGAGCAAGAGTTTGCTGATAAGAAAGCTAAGACTATTGCATCTCAATTAGAGATTGCTTTATGGCAAGGCGATACTTCAAGTGTAAACGTAAACTTGAATAAGTTTGATGGTTTAGTTAAATTGATCGGTGCTGCTTCAGGTGTTGTAGCTGCTAACGCTTCTACTTACATTTCAGGTGCGCCTTTAAGCTCAATTACTTCTGCTAACATTATCAGCATCTTAGATGGTGTTTATCAAGCAATCCCAGCGCAAGTTGTAGCTGCTGAAGATATGACTATCTTTGTTGGTCAAGATGTTTTCAGAACTTACACTATTGCATTAAAGAATGCTAATCAATTCCATTATTCAATTGATGTAAAAGCTGATAGCGAATTCGTATTGCCAGGCACTCCTATCAAAGTTGTAGCTTTACAAGGTTTGAACGGAACTAATAAGATCTATGCAATGCGTTTATCTAACTTGTTCTTAGGTACAGACTTATTGAACGAAGAAGAGAAGTTCGAAATTTTCTACGCAAAAGAAGCAGATCAAGTACGTTTTGTTTCTGAATTCAAGATGGGTGTGAATATTGCATTCCCTGACGAAGTAGTGAAGTTCGTATTGGCATAATTATTCGGGGGGTGAAATATCCCCCCTTTTTAAAAAAAATATTAAATTAATTAACAATGAGTTGTGCATTAACACAGGGATATACTTTAGATTGCCGTGATAGTTTAGGCGGGATCGTTGAGGTTTATTTTACTGAAGCTGCAAACGTAACAACTACAACTGAAGCGAGTGGTGTAATTACTGCTTTGACTAAGGCGAGTGGTAAGCGTTTTTGGAAGTATGCTTTAGTAAAAGACACTTCAATGTTTAACCAAACATTAACTGCTTCTGTTGCAAACGGAACGGTATTCTATGGTCAGGAACTACAAATAGTTTTAAACAAACTACAAACTAACACAAGAAATGAATTACTTTTGTTAGCACAAAATAGCTTAGTTGCGGTTGTAAAAGATAGCAATGGCTTGTATTGGTATTTAGGAAAAACACGCGGTATTGATTTGACTGCAAACGCAGCTTCAACGGGTACGGCGCAAGGGGATAGAAGTGGTTTCACTTTAACTTTTACAGGATCAGAACCTGAATTAGCACCAAGCGTTACTTCAGTTATTGCCTTAGCTTTAGAAACTCCAGGTTCTTAATAACTTTGTTTTTCATAGGTTTATAGGTTTGCCGCCGTTCCTTAATTGGTTCGGCGGTTTTTTTATGTTATACTTTTATTTATTAAAGTAACATAGTAAAGGTATAAGTTTACTTTTAATGTAATAAAGTAAAGGTAAAGCCTTACATTTTTTCGTACGATAATGTGTTATAAAACGCACAAATTAGGACTATTTGTCCCCTATATGCAACAAATTGCATTTCCTGCTATATAGTTATATGATCAGGCTAACAAAGGGACAAACCCAAAACATTATTTTAACCTTAACAGAAAAGCAATTATTGACTAATCCTAACTACTTATTTGTATTCACTAATAGAAGCGCAAATACAGAGGTTAAATTTGTTAGGTTAAATAATACAGATATAAGCCAATATAAGGACAGATATAATGAGTTTAGTATCGTTACAAATACTAACTTTAGCACGTCCCTAAATGGTCAATACGATTATGAAGTTTACGAACAGGCAAGCACTACAAATACTAATCCTTCTGGTTTAAATTTATTAGAATCAGGAATTATGGAATTAGTCGGTACGCCTTTCGAGTTTACTGAATATTCAACAACAGATACATACAAAATAAGACAATAATGGATTTAAGAGTATTAACATTTGCAGAAGCCAAGCAGCCTGAATTTAAAGAAAAGAAGGGCGAAGGATATATTCAGTATGGCGACCGCAACGATTATCCTAATTATTTGGTTGACCTATTTAATAAGTCAGCTAAGCATAATGCTATTATAAAAAGCAAGGTGCATTATATAACAGCGAATGGTTGGACGGGTAGCCCTGAAGCAGAGCCTTTTATGGAAAAGGTTAACAGAATGGAAAGCCTTGAAGATCTTACAAGAAAAGTATCTTTAGATGCAGAGTTATTCGGCGGCTACTATTTAGAGATCATTTGGTCGGTAACTAAACAATTGTCTGAAATATGGCATTGTGATTACACTAAAATTCGTACTAATAAGGACAATACACAATTTTGGTATAAAGAAGATTGGGCGGACAGAGGCGAGAAGGCTATGGTTTACCCTGCTTTCAATCCTGCTAATCCTGTTGGAAAACAAATACTTTATATAAAAGAATACAGACCTAATATGGGGTACTATTCTTTGCCTGGTTACTTTGGTGCGCTTAACTACATAGAATCAGATATTGAAATATCTAAGCACGTCTTAGGAAATGCTCAAACAGGATTTAGCGCAAGTAAACTTATAACTTTACCAAATGGAGAACCTTCAGATGATGAAAAGCGCAATATTGAAAAACGCTTTACAAACAGATTTAGCGGATCAGATGGTAAGAAATTTATTTTAGCTTTCGTAAATGATAGCGCGAGAAAACCAATAGTAGACGACTTAGGAACTTCTGATATTACAAAAGAGGATTTCGGTCGCGTGGATTCTTTAATCCAAACTAATATATTTAGCGGGCATCAAATTACTACTCCTTCGATTTTTGGTATTGCAGAGGCGGGCAAATTAGGCAGCCGTTCTGAAATGAGAGACGGCTATGAAATATTTAAAAATACTTACGTTAATAGCAAGCAAATGCACCTTGAAAGTGTATTTAATATGTTGGCTAAATATAGAGGCATTCAGGATGCAGAATTATCTATAATCCCTACCGAGCCGATCGGGTTCGAATTCACAGAAAACCTACTAAAGGAAATAGCGCCAAAAGAGTGGTTGCTTGAAAAGGCGGGGATCGATATGAGCAAATACCAACAAGCACCCCAACAAATGCAATTTAGGGACGATTTTAGCGTCTTTTTTGAGTTCGGAGAGGCAAAGGATGGTTTTAATATTTGGAAGCAAAGAAAGCGCTTTAATGACGATTCAGAGTATCAGATGTTTGCAGATGTAACACAATTACAGGCGAATGTACTTGACTTGATGGCTAAGGATAAGAGAATAACGCCAGAAGTATTAGCGACTACCCTTGATCAGAATATAGAAACGATTAATCAAGTAATTAATACATTGGTTCAAAATGGATATATAGAGGTAAAGGAATACGCAATAGGAGAAGGATATGATGAAAATATAATTACAGAACATATCTTAACCGCGCCATTGGGGGATCTTTTAGTAAAGATTAAACCACAAACAAAGGAATTATTAATTAGATATTCCTACGAATGGAAAAAAGAGTTTGGCATTTCAGATAAAAGCAAAGCTACTACTCCATTGATTGATACAAGCAGACCTTTCTGTAAATATCTTTTAGAGGCAGGAAAAATGTATAGCCGTTCCGAAATAGAAACAATTAGTGCGCGTTTAGGATATTCTGTTTTTGATCGTGGTGGTGGTTGGTGGACTGAAGAAGACGGCAATCATTCTCCAAGTTGTAGACACGAATGGATTTCAAACATAGTAACAAGAAAATAGATGAGCAAGAACACATTATTTATATCAGTTCAATCGATTAAGGACAGGACAGGATTGCACGCCAACGTAGACGAAAAATTAGTTTTGCCTGAAATTAAGACGGCGCAAGATATGTATATTTTGCCTGCATTAGGATCAGCGCTTTATAATGAATTACAAACGGCGGTCGATACGAATACATATACAAATTTACAAACGACTTTATTAGATGATTATATCGTAGATTGTTTAATCTACTTTGTAATGTCTGAATTGCCGCAAGGATTATCATATCAATTCTATAATAAAGGATTAATCAGAAAGACAGGGGATAATCAGGAAAGCCCTTCAATGCAAGATATGATTGACGTGGCAAATAGATACAGAGCAAGAGCAGAATTTTACAAGCAAAGACTAATTAAATATCTAAAACAAAATAACGCTTTATATCCTAATTACCTAAACTTTGGTTCTGGCATTGATTCGATCAAGCCTGATAATGAAGGATATTCTGTTTCAATGTGGTTGGGTGATGCTTGTTGCGTTGACGATTATGATAATAAGAACAGAAAAACATTCGAGGAAAGGTATCAGGGTAATATCGGTTGCTGCTAAATATGAGTAAACAAGTAACAATTAAAAACCAAACTAAACTTAAAGTTTATTTGGAAAAAGCAAAAAAGAATGACATTAAACCAAATAGTCAAAGAACTGACAACGATAGGAAACGACCACGAACAAATTAATTTTGTTTATTTTGGGGACGTTTGGGAACGTTTAAGTAATGGAGAAGTTACTTATCCTGCTATGTTTATGACTTTAACGGGTGCAAGTTTTGGCGCAAAAGAAATAGCTTACTCATTTAGTCTTTACTTTATGGATCGTATGCTAATGGAAGAAACAAACGAAACAGAAGTATTGTCAGATATGACACAGGTGGCGGGGGATATTGTAGCGCAATTAAGATATCCTGAAGATTATGGAAATGTAACTTGGACTTTAAACCAAAATCTACCTATTACATTTTACACGGAAGAAGATCCAGATCTATTAGCAGGCGTTAAATTAGATATTAGCTTATCACTTCCCTTTATTAACAATAGGTGTCAAGTACCTTCAAATTATAATTATTAATGGAATCAAAAAAAATAAACCAATTAGCAACGGAATTAAGTCCAGCGCTTTCTGATTTAACAATCATAGGAGATCCTACAACAGGAGTGAGTAAAAAGATTACGCTTTCACAAATGGCGTCTTTGTTTACGGGAACTGTTGAGGAGTACGCAAACCTTGCGGCATTTCCTTTGGTTGGTGTTGCTGATACTATATACATTGCATTAGATACTAATGTTTTATATCGTTGGAATACAAGTACAAATGCCTATGTTGAATTATCTCCTAACATTATTAATTCTTTGGTATTTAATGATGCAAATGGATTTGATGGAACAATTAGTTTAATTGGTTCAATTGCAACGCTTACAATTACAACTGCATTAACAACAGGTTCAGTGCCTTTTATTGGTGGTTCAGGTGCATTAACGCAAGATAATGATAACTTGTTTTGGGATGATACAAATAATAGATTAGGTATAGGAACTAAATTACCTACTACTGCTTTAGATGTATTTGGTTCAGGCATCATAGGTCGTATTAATGGAACTTCAACAAACAACGCATTCTTAGGATTTGGAAGTGCAGGAACTAACAGGTGGTCAATTGGTAATGTTCAATCCGACCATAGATTTAGAATTTATAATGAAGCAACAACAAGCGAATTAGTTTCAGTTTTATCAACAGGCGAATTTGGTATTGGTATTGCAAACCCAACAACAAAGTTACATATTGATGGTGGTGCAAGTGCATTGATTGCAAACTTAGATGCAAATGTTTCAGTTGCAAAAAGTGTTTCATTCCGTTCAGACAATAGTAATAGATTTAATATTGAAGTTTCAGGAACTGAATCAGGCTCAAACGCAGGTGCAGATTTCTTTATTAGGCGTTATTCGGATGCAGGTGCTTTATTAAATACTCCTATAACAATAACGCGTTCAACAGGTGCTATTTCATTATCAGCAAATTCAATTGGTTTTGGTGTTGGAAGTCCAACAGGAATAGACGGAACTGACGGAACATTAATTTTACCTAAAATAAGATTATATGCAGACTTTTCTCCTGCAACTAAATACCATAACATTGTTTCGGCTGCAACACAAAACAGGGATATAACAATACCAAATGCTTCAGGAACAATGGCATTGACAAGTGATTTGTCTGCATATTTACCTTTAAGCGGTGGTACTTTAACAGGTACATTAAACGGAACAAGTGCTAATTTTGCAGGTAATTTATTATTAACAAACGCAAACCCAACTATTAGTTTTAATACTAATACAACTACGACAGCAACAATGTTGCAAATTATTGGCGCACAATATGTTGGTTCAGCGCCATTTAATGCAAATAGAATAGCCGCATTTCAACAATCTCATATTGCATTTGAAACAGGTGGTTCAGAACGAATGAGAATTACAAGTGGCGGTAGTGTTGGTATTGGAATAGCCATTCCTTTTGCAATTTCAGATACAAACTTAACTGTTAATGGTGCAACAGGCGCTTCAATACAATTAGGATTTAATGGAACAAGATATGGACAATTTTATACAGATAATTCCGAAGTAAGATTATCAGCAGTTGCTAATTTACCTTTAACATTCTATTCTAACAATTTAGAAAGAATGAGAATTTCCGCAACAGGAAATTTGCAACTAAGAAATGATAATACAAATACTCAATTTATTTTAATTAATACATTAAATACAAGTACAACAAATAAAAACACATTAATACAATTTCAAGGCACAGATACAGGAAATTCAATAAAAGATGCAGGCGCAATACAAGTAGTTCCAACAGGAATTAACTATATCGATGCAAATATGATATTTTATGTTCGTGGTAGTGATTCTCAAATTGAAAGATTAAGAATAAATAGTAGTGGTTCTTTAATCAATGCAAGTGGAGTTTATGATACAAGTTCATCAGTTACTTGGGTTGCACGACAAGGTGGAAATGATAGAATAATTGCAGATGGAAATGGTTATGTTTATATGCCATTTTTAACAACAGGTTCAGGAATTGACGATTTAGGTTGGTGGGCGAGTTCAGGCGGTTCTTGGGCTGCAAATGGTATGTTAATGCGTATTTCATCTTCAGCACGATACAAAAAGAATATTCGTGATTTAGAATTAGATACTACTAAAATATTTGATTTAAGAACAATTAGTTATGAAAATAACGAACTTACTGCAACAGACGGATTAACAAGTTTTGGATTACTTGCTGAAGACGTTGCTGAAAAGATACCAAAGTTGGCTACATATAACGCAGAAGGACAACCTGAAGGTGTGCAATATAAAATGTTAGCGGTTCTTTTACTTGAAGAAATGAAAAAAATGAAAGCTGATATTGAACTTTTAAAAGCTAAATAATATGACAGAATATAAATGGGTAATTAATAGAATGGATTGTGTGCCTAAAAAAGGACAATTAATAGACGTAGTTTCAACATTACATTGGATAAGATATGCAGAACAAGGCGATATTAAAGTTTCAGTTTATGGAATAATGAATTGTCCAATTCCAAGTCAAACAGATTTTACGGCTTATCCTGACTTAACTTATGAAAAAGTTTGTGAATGGTTAGAAGCAGGATTAAACGTTTCAAAATTAGACGCAAATTTAGATTCTCAAATAGAAAAAATAATAAACCCGCCAATTGTAACTTTGCCTTTGCCTTGGGTTAATGAAGAAGAAAATGAAGTAATTGAAGAAAATGAAGTAATTTCACAACCTAAAACAATATAATATGATTACGCTAAACGAACAACAATTAACAGAACTAAACCAATTTTGTCAGGAACTTCCAACAAAATACGGAGTGCCTTTATTACAATGGTTTAAGCAAATTCAAGACGAACAGAATCCACAAAAAGAAGAAAAAGAAGATTAATGACACAACATAGCAGTCAAGCCGACATAGGCACAGGAATTAGCGTTTTAAGCGCAATTGTAAGTATTTCAACAATACAACCTATTGTAACATTAGTTGCGGGTTTGATTGCTATTGTTTCAGGGATTATGGCTATTCGCTATTATTACAACGCGACTAAAAAAGTAAAGAATGATTAAGAATTTAGTGATTGTAATTTTATTAGTTATCATTGCTTTATTTATATTTAGCGAACCTGTATATAAAGGCGCAACAATTAATATCGTACACGATACGGTTTACCAACAGAAAACTTTTACTAAATATAAGAAAGGGGATTCTATTCCTTTTGTAGTTTTAGATACTACCTACTTAATAGATCAGATCCACGATACAATAAAAATAATATCCGATTATAGCCGTGTATATTCGTATTCAGATACGATACGCATAGATACTTTAGGATACGCATACATCCAAGATACCATCTCACATAACAAGATACAAGGAAGGAGTTTTAAGGCTGAAATAAGCGAGAAAACAATTTACGTTACAAAGACAATCACACCAAAACCTAAGAACGAGTTTTACTTAGGGGTATTAGGCGATTTAAGGGCATTAGACAATAAAGCAGGATTAGGAATTGGATTAGGATTTAAAACGTCTAAAAGCAGCTTATTTACAATAAACGCAACAACAAATCAATATTCATTAGGTTATTATAAAAAATTATTTTAAAATGGCATTACCCGTATCGTTTAAAGAGTTTGCAAAAAATCCTGTCGTAGCTACTTTGTTTATAGTTCTATGCGGAATATCGGCATTATATATTGACGTTCGTTCTACGTTTAAAGATCAGATCACAAGCCAAGCGGTTAAGGTTCAAAAGTTAGATGAGAAGGTAGACATTATGCAGGTGGCTTTAAGAAGATGCGATTCATCTTTGGCATCTGCAACGGCTAAGTTAAGTACGCTTGAAAGTTTAGGAAAAATTCAATCTATTAAGTAATGAAATACTTATTATTTATATTTTTATTTGGTTGTACGGCATCGGCTCAAAATCAAAATGAGGAATTAAAAGATGATATTGAGTTTCAAAAGTTAATGAATAAGGTAGCGGAAACGAATACTTTATCAGTTAAAGTACAGGATAAGGCAACTAAAAAGGAAGCTGAATTAGTACAGAAAGCGGTGGAAACAATTAAGGAATTAAAAACAGAAGTATCAATATTAAAAACCGAATTAAGTGAAGTCAAAGCAACTTTGGATAGTGTTAGTAATGATTCTGGTATCAGTTTCAAGCTACTCGCAATACCCAATAATAAAGAAAATTAAAGAGGATTCTGTTGTTATTATGACCATTCAGCAAGGTAAAGAAATAAACGCTTTGTATTTGGGATTTAAACAGACAATAGATTCGTTAAAAATTAAAACAAAAGATTATGATTCAGCAATTAATCAAATTCGCAAAAAACAAGATTCAATTAATATTTACAGATATCATATCCAAAATATTAAACCAACCACAGGAATTGACCAAGAGTTCAAAGAAGCCTTTGAAAAAGAAAAAGGCATAAATAGATTATGGACTTTGGTTTTATTTATGGCATTAGTATTAATTAAAACAGAATAATATGAAATGGATAGCAAATTTATTATCGGACGAAAGGGGATCAATTAGCACTAAAAGAGTTATAGCTTTAATGAGTGCTTTGTTTTTATGTATTACCTTATTGGCAAATTCGTTTAGCCATATTGAGGTAGCACCAAGCGACAAACTTGTAGATTGCGTAATGGCTATTTGTATAGCTGCAATGGGTACGAGTACAATTGATAAATTTTCAATTAAAAAAGATGCCGAATAACGAAAAAAGAGCATTACTTATAGGTGCAATCCTTTGGGTTGTGCTATTGACATATTTCACAATTAAAATGTTATAACAATGAAACTATCAGAAAATTTATCCTTAAGCGAGGTTATTAGAAGCGAAAGCGCAAAACGTAACGGCATTAGTAATATGCCAACAGAGCAACACATTGCTAATTTTAAACTATTAGCAGAAAAGGTATTTGAGCCAATACGAAACAATTTTCGTTGCCCTATTCATATTTCAAGTGGATACAGATCCATTGAACTTAATCGTGCGGTTAAGGGAAGTTTAACAAGCCAACATTGTCAGGGCGAAGCCATTGATATTGATATGGACGGGACGCCGCACGGAGTAACAAATAAAATGGTTTTTGATTATATTAAAAACAATTTAGAATTTGATCAATTGATTTGGGAATTTGGTACAAACGAAAATCCTGATTGGGTTCACGTTTCATATGAAAGCACAGGGAAACAAAGAAAACAAGTATTAAAGGCAATAAGAGTAAACGGAAGTACACAATATAAAAACTGCTAAATGCTAAAGACCAAACGTAGAAGGCTTTTTTTCGATATAGAAACTTCGCCTAATATTGGGTTATTTTGGGAAGCAGGCTATAAAAAAAATATTGATTATTCAAATATAATTCAAGAACGTGCAATCATTTGTATCTGTTATAAGTGGGAAGATGAGAAAGAAGTCTATGCTTTACAATGGGATGCAAAGCAAAATGATAAACGGATGCTTGAGCAATTTATTGAGGTTGCAAATGTGGCTACTGAAATGGTTGGACATAACGGGGATAAATTTGATTTGGCTTGGATCAGGACAAGGTGCTTGTTTCACAATATCCAAATGTTCCCAAAATATACAACTATTGATACTTTAAAGGTAGCCCGCCAGAAGTTTAGATTTAATTCAAATAGGCTTAATTATATAGCTGATTTCTTAGGCATAGGTCAAAAGATTAAAACAGAATATAGCCTTTGGAAAAACATACTTTTGCATAAGGATAAGACGGCTATGGAGGCTATGATTAAGTATTGTAAAAAAGATGTGGTATTACTTGAAAAAGTATTTAAACTTTTAAGCGCACATATAGAACCAAAAACACATTACGGAGTTATTTTTGGAGAAGATAGAGGATCTTGCCCTGAATGTGGATCGGATGATTTGATAAAAAATAATAAGGTAGTAACTGCAACAGGTTTAACCCGTATTCAATATAAGTGTAAAACCTGCAATAAGTTCCATTCTAAAACTGATAAATAATGTCCAGAATTTTATATAATATTATAGACGATCTGTTAGCGCGTGAGGAAAAAGGATTAAAGGAATATGGTACAACTATGGATCGAACGGATCTTACAGAAATAGAATGGCTGCAACACGCCTACGAAGAAGCATTAGACTTATCAATTTATTTAAAAAAACTTATAAAAATTAAAAATGATGAAAATGCCAAAGGGTTTTAACAAATGGACGCTACAACAACAAGAAGAATTTTTTATTAAAAGACTTCAGGAATTGTACGAAATTGAAGCAGATATGAAAAGAAACTTGGCAAAGATACGCGGCGGGAATAGGATGCAATTTAAAGAAGTAGAAAGACCTGATGAAATAATACTAAAAGATTTATAATGTCAGAGGAAAAAGATCCAGAAGTAACGGAAGAAATAGAATGGGAAGATGCAGAAACGACCACGCGAAGTGATCTGATTAGTTGCGCCTATTATGCTATGTCAGCCGTTGAGGATATTGATCTCACTTTAATATCTAAGATAGAAGCCAATAAAATAAGGCGTATAAAGAAGCAATCTTTAGAAATTATTGCAGAAGTAATAGGAGAAATGCACGCCGAAATCTTCGATACAGAGGA